CATGCCGCGCTGGGCGAGCCGGATAACGCTGGAGATCGTTAGCGTGAGGGTGGAGCGGTTGTGGGATATCACGGAGGAGGACGCGCGGGCGGAGGGGGTGGTGGATGACCGTCCTGGGATGGTGTATCCGAACGGCGCGGGGCCGCTGGCGAACGCGTTCTGGAGGCTGTGGGACAAGATCAACGCCAAACGCGGGTATGGGTGGGACAAAAACCCGTGGGTGTGGGTGGTGGAGTTTAAGAGGGTGGATAAACCCGAATGCGCACAGCCGCCCAAACCNAAAAATACCAAAACTGCAATATGTGCATAATAAAACAGGTTATGCGCTTTTGGGATGGGACGATCTTGATACGTGGGCCGCGCATAACGATGGCACATGGAACTTGACGGCACGAATAGGAGAATTTCGCGGACTCAACGCGATTGAAAAACTCCGCCTGTTGGCTGCTGCGATGCTTGAGGACAAAATAAGGTTTCACGACACGCCGGAAGAGGCTAAGCAACGGGTTGAGGCCATGCTTGATTTTAGCCACGACGACGGCGAATGGATGGACAACATGACCGACATCATTGCGATAGCGGTGGCCGCGTGTCTGGCGGTACGAAAGGAAAACAATGAGCGTTAAAACAGTAGCATGGTTTTCGGCAGGTGTATCTAGCGCGGTGGCAACCAAGCTGGCTATATCCGAAATCGACGAAGTGTTCTATACCCACATCGACGACCAACATCCTGACACTTTGCGGTTTGTTCGCGATTGTGAGGCTTGGTTCAAAAAGCCGATCACTATCCTTCAAAGTCCGTATAAGTGTGTTTCAACTGCTGTTAAAGCGGCGGGCGGAAACGGATGGATTAACGGTGTCGGAGGCGCAGCATGCACTAGAAGATTAAAGAAGTTTGTCCGCGCGGAATGGGAGCAGTCGCAATTAGGCATATCGGCAATACGGTATGTGTGGGGCATGGATAACGATGAAACGCACCGCGCAGAACGAATACGCGAAACCATGCACGAACTTGAGCACCGATTCCCGCTGATAGAACGCGGTATCGGCAAGGCCGAGGCACACGAAATACTCCGGGCTTCCGGCATTAAGCGTCCGGCTATGTACGAACTCGGCTATCATAACAACAACTGTGTCGGGTGCGTGAAGGGCGGTATGGGGTATTGGAACAAGATTCGCGTAGACTTCCCCGACGTGTTTGCGTCACGGGCGAAATTAGAGCGCGAGGTTGGCGGGTCTTGCATCAAAGGGGTGTACCTTGATGAGCTTGACCCTGATCGCGGTAGGCATGACGGGCCGATTTGCGATGATTGCGGGATAATGTGCGAACTACAAAAGATATAGGTGATTTATGATTGATGTTGTAGCAATAGCCGTAGCCGCGTGTCTGGCGGTAGAGTCGCGCAACGGGGCCGACGTGCGCACAGGCGACGGCGGACGGGCGGTCGGGCATTACCAGCTTTGGCCGGTGGCCGTTTCCGAAGCCAACCGTATTGAGGCCATTTATGCCCGCAGATACAGCCGTCCGGCGAGACAATGGACGCTGGCAGACCGGCGTTGCCCGGAGCGGCCCCGGCAGATGTGCGAACTAACTTTGATGTGGCACTACCGGCGCGGCGTTCGCGATCCGGTCGCGCTGGCTTGCAGGTGGCGCAACCCTAAAGGCGACGTGCCGAGGTGGCACAGGCGCAAGGTGGTTGAGGCGGTGAGAAAGGAACGGGCGGTATGAAAGAGAGACCGATTTTGTTTAGCGGCGAGATGGTGAGGGCAATACTGAAGGGGCGAAAAACGATGACGCGGCGGGTGGTGAAGCCGCAGCCGTATCTGCTGTATCGCCCGGAGACGTACAAGGTAACGGTTGACGAATGGGGTCAGGCGCGGTGGGTGGATGAAGGGGGCCATTCCGAGCATACACGCGGGCATGAAAATCCAGCTTACATTGTTTGCCCCTACGGCAAGCCCGGGGATCGGCTGTGGGTGCGGGAGACGTTTCTTGTTCGCCGCGATAACGCTGTTCAGTACAGGGCGGACTTCGCGCCAAGCGGGGCTGACGCACACTGGAAATGGAAACCTTCGATCTTCATGCCGCGCTGGGCGAGCCGGATA